CCACGAAAGACCCTAGACGCCCTCTTGGCTAATGAGGACTTCATAAAAGATTGGAACAATCTCTTCTTCCCAGAGAGCAATAGTCCCACTGGAAAACAACGCTCTGTTAAGAGATGTAGCGTTGGAGGCAAAGTGATGCGCGCCGAAGGAATGTGTGATCCAACAGCAGACGCAGTTATCAAACGCATCTCTAAGAACATGTACAAGTTGGTTCACAATAAATCGCATTATGGGATATTAACTTTCATTACTGGTCAAGTCGCTATCGCTAACAAGCACGTGATGAAAGAAGTAATGAGAGAAGACAAAATAACTCTTAGTGACCGAACAGGTAGAGAGTTTACCATACCTAAAGACCAAGTTACTGTTTACAATCACTCTGAATTAGATCTCGCCTTTGTCACTTTCCCTAAAACCGTGCGTTCTCACTCGTCCATTGTACAGTATTTTGCGAACGCGGAAGACTTGATGTCTGAGGACATGCTGTTGCGGGGTATATTTATCCGAGATGGCATGTTTGAACGCATAGCAGGCCGCGGACAAATCACGACCAGAACAATAGCGGTCTCACCATCTCGCGAAGGAGACGAAGAATGGGAAGTCAAAGCCAACCAAGGTCTCGTTTACGAAGGATTCGAAACTGTGGCTGGTGATTGTGGTACCTTACTATCGTTGATCGACCCCACTTCTACTCGGAAAATAGTCGCCATGCATACTGCAGGAAGCGTTGCGAGTGGTCTAGGTTTTCTTATTACGCACGAGATATTGGAACAAGGTCTGGCAGTGATTCCATACACCCAACAAGCCCACTACGATTTACCAACGATCTCCGAAGAAAACGAAGATTATTTAACTAAATTGCCAGCGCCACACGAACCAAACACCACTAAATTACAAGCGACTAAGTTACAGGAAATTTTCCCGCCAACAAAGCGACCTTCTATTATCAGAAGAATTGGAGCTTTTGATCCAATGGATAGAGCAGTGGACCTATTAACACAACCGAAAGTACAGCTAACACAAGAACAATTCGATATGGTTGTAGATGTCAATAAGCACTTCTTTTATAAAGGGAAGAGAGGCTTATATAGAAGACTGACCATTGAAGAGGCTGTTTTTGGGACTGACGAAATAGAACCCTTGACTCTTAAAACTTCGCCTGGCTACCCATTTATGTTAGAACACCGACCTCATGGGAAAGCCTACTGGATCGATAACATCAATAAGACTATACATCCCGAGTTAACAACATTAATTCAGGAGCGCGAACGCGAATTAAGAAAAGGCTCCCTATCTACGCCTTTTATTTTTAAAGATTCGCTGAAAGACGAAAAACGCAAATTCAAACACACCGATGTGAACGACTTAAGCAATGTGAAAACAAGAGTGTTTTCCGCGTCGCCTATGGATTTGACTATTCTGATGAAAATGTACTACGGAGCCTATTTTCAACACATTACTAGAAACAAAATCAGAAACACCGCAACTGTTGGAGTTAATCCTTTTGGAATGGACTGGCATCTCCTCGTGGAATATTTAAAGGAAGTCTCCAACTTGTGTGACGACGGGGATTACGCAAACTTCGACACTAGTGAATCTGGCTCTATGCTGCTTGCCGTACTAACGGCCGCTAATGATTGGTATGACGAACCCGAACACCGCGGGTTACGCGAAGTGCTCGCAAGACAGATTGCGTTTCCTGTGCGTTTAGCACGAGGGAAGCTCTATGCAACCGATGGAGGACTACCTAGTGGAACATTTGGGACGACGCATATCAATGGAGGCGTCAACCTAGGAGTCTTCATGCTTGCCTACAAGCACATAACTGGACATGGAATTGGAGACTTTGCCGACAAAGTGCGCCTACTAACACACGGTGACGACAACATCTTCTCCGTAGCGCCTAGTCGGGCTG